TGTTGTCGAGTTGCGGTGGTGGATGGGGCAGGGTGCCCCCCTTTGGTCAGGTTCAAGAGGTCCTGGGCGGCCAATCAGTCACCCAGGCGACCCCGGCTTGCCTGGTGGCGGCCCGGTTGGGCCCCCTATAGGTGACCCCGAGGGCCCTCCAAGGGGACCCTAGGTCCCCGGTAGAACCTGCTGCCGCAAGGCTTCCCGGGGGCCTGTTGGTATTCTAGTCGGGAATGACCCCCCCTGCCACCTCAGGAATCGCCGAGGCACCCCCAGGGGGGGGGTGATGGCCCCTCACGCCCTATGCGTAAGCCCCTCAGATTCTTGACCCAAAAATGAGATCACGGGTCTGTCGGGGTGGGGGAGAGATGGAGAGACAGAAGCGGCCTTACTTAGGGGCCACCTTGGGGCAGCCAGGGGCACTTATAGGGCACCTATAGGACTCTTATAGGGTCAGCTAAGGGTCAGCTAAGGGTCAATTAAGGGTCACCTAAGGGATCTTATAGGTGGGGTTCTGGGGGTATGGCCTTCTTCTTATGTGGACAGTCAGTGGTAGCAAGGGGTTTGGGGAGGGGTAGTGCTAGGGTGTAGGAGCTGACGGATCTGACGGTTAGGGAGACTGCTGTCGTCGTCAGTGAGGGGTCCATTCCTGTGGTGGGTAATGGTCCCCTTTTCCCTATTTGGCGGGATGAGGAAGGTGTTGCTTACACTTCGCCAAAAAGGGAGAGCTATGGCGAGGGATGCAAACGAGTTATTGAGTGAGTTGCATGCGGATCTAGCGATGCACCTGAAGTGCAAGCTGGATGACGGAACGATCAGTGCATCTGAGCTGGGCATCTTGCGGCAGTTCTTGAAGGACAACCAGATCACGGCACAGCCGGTGGAAGGAACACCGTTTGGGGATCTGGCAAAGGCGTTGCCGGACATTGAGAACGTGGTGTCGTTCCGCAGGCAAAGAGCCTGATGGGTAAGGGGTCGACGTGGCAGGCACTGCCGGAGCCGTTTGACAAGGATTTCCGGTACTTCCTGGTGGTGGTGTGGAGGCACCTGCAGCTACCAGACCCGACACCTGTGCAGCTGGACATTGCCGACTACATGCAGACGGGCCCCAGTCGTCGAATCATTGAGGCGTTCCGGGGGGTGGGTAAGTCATGGATGGCCGCGGCCTATGTGTTGTGGCTGCTGAGGAACGACCCACAGAAGAAGATCATGGTGGTGTCGGCCTCCAAGACCAGGGCCGATGACTTTGCGCAGTTCTGCTTGCGGTTGATCCGGGAGATGCCCCTGCTGCAATGCCTGGATCCAGACCGCGAGGACCAGCGATCAGCCAGCAATCGCTTTGATGTACGGCCAGCGATCCCGGATCAGTCACCGTCGGTGAAGTCCGTGGGGGTGTTCGGTCAGCTGACCGGTAGCCGGGCAGACCTGATCCTCCCTGACGACGTGGAGGTGCCTAACACCAGCTGGACCGTCGGTATGCGGGAGAAGCTGCTGGCCAGCGTCGGTGAGTTCAACGCCATCCTCAAGCCCGGTGGCGAGATCATGTTCCTGGGGACACCCCAGACCGAGGAGAGCGTCTACAACAAGCTGCGCCTGCGGGGTTACGACTGCCGCATCTGGCCAGCCCGCTACCCCGCCAAGCCGGAGAAGTACGGCGAAGCCCTGGCACCCGTTATCCGGGAGGACTGCCACGAGCTGAAAGGTAAGCCCACAGACCCACGCAGGTTCAGCGAGATGGACCTGCTGGAGCGGGAGGCCTCATACGGCCGCTCGCAGTTCACCCTGCAGTTTCAGCTGGATACCACCCTGTCGGACCTGCAGCGCTTCCCGCTGCGCCTGACTGACCTGATGGTCCTGGAAATTGACGACCACGCCCCAGAGAAGCTGGTGTGGTCCGCAGGGGCTGAGTACCGCATCACAGACCTGCCAGCGGTGGGCTTTAGCGGGGACTACTACCACCGCCCAGCGTTCATCCACGGGGAATGGCTCCCGTTCACCGGCGTCGTCATGTTCATTGACCCGTCCGGGCGCGGTAAAGACGAAACCGCATACGCCATCGTGGCCCACCTCAACGGCAATTTGTACCTCCTGGAGAGTGGTGCCTATGCAGATGGCTACACAGAAGCCGTTCTGGAGGGCCTAGCAAAGGCTGCAAGGCGCCGGAAGGTCAACCTGGTACTCCTGGAGGACCAGTTCGGTCAAGGCATGCTGCAGAGCCTCCTACAGCCCTATCTGCGCACGCACCATCCCTGCACCATCGAACCGGTGCGCAGCAACGTGCAGAAGGAGCGGCGCATCATCAACGCCTTGGAGCCCGTCATGAACCAGCACCGGCTGGTGGTGAACCGCTCCGTAGTCGAACTGGACGCCAAGCCCAGGGACGCGGACTCCATTGAGACGGCCCTGGCCTACCAGCTGTTCCACCAACTCACCCACCTGACCGTCGACAAGGGCTGCCTGCAGCACGATGACCGCTTAGACGCCCTGGCAGGGGCCGTCGAGTATTGGAACGAGTCCCTAGCCATTGATGAAGATAGAGCGATGAAAGAGAGACAAGCTGAGTTGTGGGACCTAGAGCTTGAGGCTTACATAGGCAACATTGAAGGAGCCCTCGATGCCAAGCTTCTTGGTATTCCTCTGGAATCGCTTGCGCGGACGTCGTCCAGCGCCACCTGGATGTCGGCTCGTGGCAAGACCTGATGGTGCTCGTGCCTACGTCATCCGCCTGCCAGGTGTGTTTGTTGGTTACGGCGGCACCAAGGAGCGTGGATCGTTCCAGACTGTGGTCCTGGCGCCTTCTGAGGACATGGCTTGGGACATCGCTGTCATGTGCGACGTCTGGGAGCGGTTGCCTTTTGAGGTGAACAACGTCCAAATCTTCCCTAAAGACCCCCTTCCGTTGTCATGATCCGCCTGATTGACGCCGCTAAGCACTACAGGGACCTACCCCACCAACGCGCAGCCTTTGAGTACCTACAGGACCAGGTCGACAAAACCAAGCTGGAAGAGTTTGCGTCCATCTACAGGTCTGCTGTACCCGACAAGGCCGACAAGGTTGGCAACGACTGGACAGGCATTGCCAATGCAGCCCGCAAAGCAGGTGCCAAGTTCCCTGAGCTGGTTGCAGCGCAGTGGGCATTGGAGAGCGGGTGGGGTAAGCACCAGTCAGGGGCCAACAACTACTGGGGCCTCAAGGGGTCTGGCACCTCGCATGAGACCCAGGAGTTCGTCAACGGTCAATGGATCACCATCACCGACTCCTTCATCGACTTCCCATCGCTGCAGGCCGGTGTCACCTACCTGGTGGACCGCTGGTACAAGGACTGGCGGGGCTACAAGGGCGTCAACAACGCCAACACAGCTGAGGACGGGGCCCGCTGGCTGGTCAAGGAGGGCTACGCCACTGACCCTGACTATGCAAGCAAGCTGGTTGCCCTGCTGCGCAAGAACACCAGCAAGCCCGCAGCTACCAAGCTGCAGCCTGGCAGCAGCTTTGCGCTCAGCATCACGCCCAACGTCACCTACGGGGAGCTGACGCTGCAGTCTGAGGCCCGTCGTTTCACTGCGCAGTACCAATGCGACACCGCAGTGATGCTTTGCCAGTTCGTGCAGAAGGCCCGTGACCACTTCAACAAGCCAGCTGTCATCACCAGCGCCCACCGTCCGCACAACATCAACGCACAGACCGGTGGTGCGCCCAACAGCGAGCACCTGTACGACGCACCTGACAAGGGCGCCATTGATTTTTACCTGGACGGCATGAGCGTGCTGACGCTGCAGGAGTGGGTTGACGCCCACTGGTCCTACTCAGTCGGTTACGGGGCCAGGCTGGGTTTTGTTCACCTGGGTATCCGACCAGGCAAACAGCGGGTACGCTGGAACTACTGATTCTTCAGTCCCATGAGAAAAGGCGGCAAGGGCGGCAAGGGCGGCGGCAAGAAGGGGTACTGACCATGGCTCCTAAAAAAGGCCTCTACGCCAACATCCACGCCAAGCGCGAGCGCATTAAAGGCGGTTCTGGCGAAAGCATGCGCAAGCCAGGCGCTAAAGGCGCCCCTACAGCCAAGGCTTTTAAGGATTCGGCCAAGACAGCCAAGAAGAAGAAGTAGTTGGCATGCACCGGCTTCTTCCCCGGTCAAAACTTGCTGTGCTCATCACCCTGATGGAGCAGCACAAGCATCGTCACCCCGACTTGTACGAGTACCTGACTCAGGCTTACTCCGCCCATGGCGGGTCAACCCTGTATCCGGTCCACAAGAACGGCGCGATCTGCCTGCAGCTGCACCTCAGGGAGTTTGAAACGCAGGAAAGGGCCTAGCGGCCCCGGCTTCTGCGCAGCATCTGCAGGCCCTGGAACACCAGCTGGATAATGCTGTTGCTCTTCAGGCGGCTAATCCCAATCAGCTCGCTGGCCGCGGCCACCACGATCCACGTGGCTGGGCTGTTGAGCACCGATTCAATCCCTTCCATCTAAAGCTCCTTTGTTGTGTGTTGTTGTACCGCGGGTGGCCGTGTAGGCCTCTGCCAGGTTATCCGCGGCTTCCTTTGCTAGCCATTTGGCGATGGCCGATTGCTGATGCCAGGCTGCGTTAAGGATCTCAGCCGCTTGCATCAGACTGTCCCACTCTTGCTCTTCGTAAAACGACTGCAGCAGCCGCTGTATTGACTCTTTGCGGAGAGCCAGCTCCAGCGGCATCTCCGTCAGGTTCACTGGTGCGGCACCTCAAGCCGCGCCACCCGCTGCTCAAGGTTGTTAAGCCGAGAGAAGGTTTCCCTGCCATCGGCCTTGATGTCTACGTGCAACTGCTCCAGGCGTGCTGCCACGTTGTCCACGCTGGAAGTCAGACGAATCACGGCGTCTCGGCCTTCGCGGTTACGGGAACCCATGGACCCCATGCCCATAGCGCCCACGGTGATCACTGCACCCGCAACCGCTGCCGCTACTTCGATCACTGGTCTTGTTCTTGTTCAGGCAAAGCGTATCGCGGACTGTCCAGACCCGCTTTAGCGGCCCTGACCAATCCGCTTCTTACGCCCAGGCCTGGCCTTAGTCCTGACGGAGTTGCCAATGCTGGTCTTTTTGTAAGCCGCACGGGATACGTGCTGGACCTTGGCAACCCCTTGCTTAGCTTTGACCGCCATCAGAGCACCGCTTCAATCGCCTCACGGCTGTTAAATCCCCAAGCTGCTGCTGCCCCAGCGTTCCATTCCTGCCGCAGCACCGGGACCACATAACCTTCGTCACCGGGCTGCAACTGACGGTCGTAGCCCTCGGGATACTCCGCATCGTCAAAGGTGGTGTAGTCGTTCAGCAGGTTCTGCAAGAACGCAGAGCGTTCAGGGCTAGCTTCTGTTGCCGCAAGATCGGTAGCAGTGTTGATAAGTGTCATGGTGACTATCCGCAGATAAGGTGATCACAGGCAAAACGCGCCGAGACGTTGCCGTGACCGACCGACGGAACGACGCTCCAGTCGGCGGCCCGAGACCCGGAACCAGCACCGTCGGTCCAGCCGCCACCCAGGACGACGGCGCGGGGGGTGTCGGCGTTTTCCGTGCCTCGACCGCCTGTGTTGGTGTTGGAGCCGCTGGTGTAAATGCCAACGCGCTCAGTGCCCCAGATAAACAGCGTCCCTGTGGCCTGTGCCAGGCCCCATTTGCTTTGCCGCTCCCACTGCACGGTGCCGGGATCAGAACCACGGCTGCCGGCTTCAGGGGCGCCAAACGCGGCGGCTTGTAACTCCCAGCTGAACATCAGCCGCTTGCCAAAGCTGTGTGCCACTTCAAAGAAGTTATACCAGCTACCAGGATTGTTGCCGCTGGTCAGGCTATAAGCCGTACTGCCATTGCCGCCGTAGAAGCTAGGGATTAAAGGTGGGCTGCTGTTATCAGCGATAGTGAGGCCAATCTTGCTGGATTGAACGGCACTGAAAGTCGTGCCTGCGAAGCTGGTAGAGCCGCATAGGTATAGGTCGCACCAGAACCGACCATCAATGTTTGCCATCCCACGAGGGTCGGGACACTCAGGTCGCCAGGTCAAATCCCAGATGCTGTACTCCAAAATCTCAGCACTAGCAGTTGGGCTGCCGCTATTCACTGCTGTGGGGCGACCGCTGGGGATGTAGTGGAAGCCGCCAACTACAGAACCGCCTGTGGCGCTCGCTGGTGCCGTGGTAAAGCTGGCATCACCCACCAATGCGCCCGTAGTGGGATGCTGCCAGATGGCGTAATCGGTGTTGTTGGTAAAGCTGCCGGGCATCGTCACAACTGTCGCGGAACCGTAATGGAAACCGTTGAGTGAGCTGTTAGCAACGATGCTGATTGCCGTGGCGCTGGTCTTGAAGAACAGTGGTCCACGGTGAAGTGGCGGGCGGCGATTAAAGCCCTTAATGATGTTGACGCCACCACCACTGCTGGACTCGATGGAGTTAACTTTAAGTGTGCTCATGGGGTCACCTCCGCAGGGTAGGGATAGCGGCTGCGGATCTCAGCAACCTTTGCTTGCCACTCCTCAACAGTGGCTTCACCACGCTGCGACTTGAAGAACAGCGGGTCGGCTTCAGCGGTGTAGGCGGTGGCGCGGTTGCGTTGAGCGGATGCCAGTGCCTGCTCCTGGGCAACGATGACCGCTGCTGCATCGACCTTGGCCTGATCGAGCTGGACGGGGTTGCCAGCGGCGTCGAAGGCTCCAGTGCCATCGTCAATAAAAATGACGCTGGGATAAGCCTTGCGGATAGCTTCGTGATTGAGGGTCATGCTGCTACCTCCATAACGGTAATCGAAGATGCAGTTCTGTAACGATTGAAAGTATCAGTATCGGTGCTACTTCTGTTTATGTAATAAGTCACTGAACCATTGTCACCATTCATACCTCTCACAGAATAAGTGAGCGAACTTGTTGAGGAAGGACTATCTAAATATAAAGCGTTATGATTGATTGGAACAAACGCATAACCAGGATTATTGTTCACAGTTGTAGACCTAGGTCGAGAGCCCGCAGAATCTCCCCTAAAAATAACACTACCGCCCCTGCACAAAACAGTTCCCTGATAGTCATAGGATGCCCCTATGTTCACATTGTAAAAAACTAAAATTTTATTACTAGACGAGCTTGGCGTAATTGATACTGAAATTAAATCGGTGGATCCAACTGAATTAGCACTAATAGATTCGGAGGCTGTGTCAGTTTTAGCGGTTTGAGCCACCTGCAGAATCTTCCCCGCACTAGCAAAACTCAGCGCACCACTGCCGTTGGTCTGCAGGAACTGCCCAGCCGTGCCATTCCCCGTAGGCAGGGTCAGGGTGTTGGATCCTGCCACTGCAGGTGCAGTCAGCTCTGTGAAGCCGCTGGTGGATCCGGTAAGTCGTAGCTTGCTCATGGGGTCACCTCCAGGGGCTTGGGATACTTAGCTTTGACAGCAGCACAAGCTGCGTAATAGGCGTCCAGCTTGCTGGTGTCACCCTCTGATGCCCAATACAAGGCGTCTGCTAGCTCGGTAACTGGCGGGTATTCAGGTTGCCGTTGGCGTTGGTAGGCAGTGGCTGCGGCTGCAGCTGCGATTGCGTTCCAAGCAGATTGAGCTAGAGCCTGGTCAAACTCAAACGGTTCCCCAGTCTCCTGATTGGTGACGACAAGATCGTCAAGGGTGTTGCCTTGAATGGTGAGAAGCGCATCTGGATACGCAGCTCTGATGCCTGTATGCCAGTCCATTACGCTGCTACCTCCATGACCGTAATCCAACTGATGCCTCTTTCATAACTAAAACTATTACCATCGACTACAGTTCTGTTTAAGTAAAACGTGGTAGCTGTTGCTTGAAGAGCCGTTGGAGTATATGTAATTGTGTTTGTATTTGCTGGTCGCCCAGAGTCAGGAAACATATGACAGAAAGCACTGTCAGGTGTTGATGCGTGATCATCTGCATAAGTCATTGCAAACGAAACTATGCCGGGATTTCTTGATCCATAAGACGATGGCAGCACAACTGTTCTTGTGCCAGAAATAGTACGCGCAAACGCTGCCATTGCGTTATAAGAAGGGCCTCCCGTTTCTCCCATAAGGGAGAATGAAACCAACATCAAACTGGTGGATGTTGTTGGCGTGATGTTCACGCTAAAAGGCATATCAGTATGAGTCTGCGCTGATTGACTGACTGTGGTTGCTGTTTCGTATTGAGTGCTCACCACCTGCAGAATCTTTCCCCCAACACCTGCTGCCAACTTGGCGGCGGTGACTGCACCTGCTGCAAGGTCATCAGATGTAATGGAACCGTCAGGAAGACCGCCTGCGCTGATGCCAGTAACAGTGCCGGACCCGTTGATAGTGATAGGCATGATCAGACCACCACCCAGTTGGAATTGTTTGGAATAGTCACGGTGACCCCGTTGTTAATTACGATAGGCCCTGCACTGAGGGCGTTTTTTCCTGCCGTGATGGAATAGCTGGTAGTGATAGTGGACGAGTTCTCGTAGAACACGTCATCCGTACCACCACCTGCTGCCCCACCAGCAGTGCCCCAGCTCAGTACGCCAGCGGCGTTTGACTTCAGGGCATGACCAGAGACCGTGGCATCCGTAGCGGGCAGCGTCCAGGTGACGTTGGCTGCAATCGCGCTCGGAGCTTGGAAAGCTACATATTGACCACCTTGGCCAGTTGCCTCACCAAAGCGTAGGTCTGACTGGTTATCAAGCAACACGTCACCAGTGACCGTACCACCTGTCAGGTTCAGCTTCTCGTCAACCAGCTCCTGGATCGCCCCCTGCACATTGTTGGAAGCAATCGTGCCAAAGGGAGCAAATACAATGTTGGCAGCATCACCAGGCACATAAGCCGTCACCCAGATAGTGCCGGTGTAGACCCGCATAGCCGACAGCGTGGTGCTGAAGTACAGGTCACCAGCGTTCAGCGGATCGCCGTCGTTATCCAGGGTTGGATCAACGGCAAAGCTGCCTAGGTAGCGGTCGTCAAACTGATCAAACGCTGCCAGTGCTGAGGCAGCAGAGTTAGCAGCAGCAGTTGCGCTGTTAGCTGCGTTTGTTTCACTGTCAAAAGCGTTGTCTTCGCTTGTGGCTGCGTTGGTGGCCGATGTGTTGGCAGCTGTAGCTGAGTTTGCAGCAGCTGTTGCGCTGTTGGCTGACGCTGTGGCGCTGTTGGCTGACGCTGTGGCGCTGTTTGCAGATGCAGTTGCGCTGTTAGCCGAAGCGGTAGCGCTGTTGGCTGCGTTAGTTGCCGACGTGCTAGCAGCGCCAGCGCTAGCAGCTGCAGCCGTTGCGGATGCACTGACTGCGCCGACGTTAGAGTCGACATACGTCTTTGTTGCTGCGTCATTGGCGCCAACGGGTGCGCCGACGTTGATGATTCGCTGGTTGCCAGCCGTTGGCAGGCCCGTAGCCGAGTCAATGCTGACCGTTTGCTTCAGGCTGTCGTCCAGCTCCTGCTCCAAGAACAGGTGCTGCAGGTTGCTGGTGTCCAAGTCACTGGCTACCAGCGTGGACCCGTCGACAAAGTCGACCAGGGGGGTGTTAGCCGGGGTGATCCGGCGCACCTCCACCCTGATCCCGTTTGCTGGCGCAGAGGCCAGCAGCACCGTGGTGTTGTTGACGTAGGTGTACGCCGTGTCAACGAAGTTGACGAAGACCTTGACGTGCTCCTTCTTGATGTACTGGAAGGGGATGGCGTACTGGGTGGTGGCCCCGTTGCCGGTGTAGACGACGTAGGAGTAGGCCATCAGTAGTTCACCTGTTCAGTAAAGGCACGAGGATTTCTGGACGCTGGAGCGGTCGCCCCACCGTACTGATTATCGCCGCCCATCCGCTTGCGCAAGTAGTCTTTTTTATCTTTGTCTTCTTGAGCGGCCTTTTCTTCTTTGGCAATTTCCTGGCCCTTAGCGGTTGTGGCCTTGTACTCCTTCTTGGCCAGCTCCTTGTATTTGGCAATTTCTGCTTGCAGGGCGGCGGCACGCAAGCTCGTGTACTTGCTGGAAGCCCCTTCGATTGGCCAGGACTTGTACTGCTGCGACTCGATCAAGGCGGTAGCTGACTGCAGGAACGTGCGGCCAGTCAACTCATCCTTTACTGTGGCAAAAATCTGGACGTAGTCCTCCAGCTCGCTTGGCTTAAGACGCATTTCAGTGCCAAAGTCGGAAGCGCGAGGACCGCTGAAGGTAGTGCCCTTGCCATGCAAGAGGGCCATTTCCTCATGTACTGGGGTCATTATTTGGCGCTTTACCTGCATGGAGGACCATGGCGCAAACTGCAGTAGGCCTTGCAGCCAAGGCATTTCAGCAGGAATTTGGTCAGAGCCCAGGATGCCAACGGTCAAGATGGGGGCCCCAGTAATGAAATCCCTGCGTGCAGGCAAGGTGTTTGAGAAGCCAGGTACTCCATTGCGCACTTCGTCCAACGTTTCCTGGAAGAAGCCCATTAAACCGCCAATTTCGCTGGGGTCGACGGAGCGGGCTATTTGATCTGTTTCACGGCGAGCTGCACGCAAGGCAGAGCTGTAAGGCACCATGCTGGCCGCAAGACGAGCAAAGTACCGGGACCAAGCGTCTCGCTGGTTAGCGCCAGTCATGACCTTGCTGGGGTTAAAAGCAGCTTCGTAAAACTCAGTAAATCCTTGGAAATAGGCTTTGCTTAAAACGCCCATGGTCGACATGCGAACCACAGTCAACGTTAAGGCGGCGCCAAGGCGATTGCGGTTTTCATCTGACAAGCTGTTGGCAATGTCAACGTAGTCCCCAATGCCTCCAAAAAGGGTAGTGAACGGCTCAAAGGCCCGCATGGAGATTGGTTCTGACCACCGACCTTCTTCGTCGCTCCAGACTTGGACTGTATAAGGAGCGCGTTGTTCAATATCTGTCCATTTTCTTCTTAGTTCAGGGTCTATGGGACCACCACCGTTAAAGCGGATGTAACCCATTCCCGCGGCCATGCTTGCAAGGGCTAAAGCCGCAGTGCCAGTTGCCATTTCGCCCAAGGCTCGATCTCTAGTAAAGGCGTCTGCGCTAGTAATGTCTCGCCAGAAAGTATCTACAAAAACTGCAGCGGGCGTATTGCGTGCTGCGCCTTTAATAATGTTGACGCCAACTCGCATGAAAGGCTGAACAAACCTAACAACAGGGCCAATTCCAGGTACATTGGCAGCCCGGTTAAAAATTTCGCCAGGGTAAGATGTAAGGCGACCTGCAACTTGCAAAGGCCCTTCAGTCATAACTCCAGCTAGCTTGTCTCCAAACATGCCTTCGTTAATATATTTTTTTGCAAAATCTTGCAGTTCTTGCCCCTCAAGGCCGCGGCTCATTCCCAGTCGCACGCCTTCGTTGTAAGTGCGAGGCTCTAGCTGAGCCCAAATTGAGTCGGTGAAATTCACCGAATCCATAAATTTCTGAGCGTGTGGGCTGTCTAGGTGAACGTCAGCCAGGCTTTTGCCGTTAATTACGGCATCTTTGATTGCCTCATCCGTTCTGGCTGCAGCGTATTGCTGTGCCCATTTCCAAGCCTCAGGGCTCATGTCTTTCATGCCGCGCTCTACTGCCAGCTCCATGCCACGAGGCAAGTGGCGGACGTGCTCAAAAGACTGGCCGGCCAATGTGGAGTTAAAGGTGTCGACAGTCAGCGCAAGGCGAGTGGCGCCAGTGCCAAGAACACGCCACAGATGATTTGCAAGTTGCCCCAGAGGCGTTTTGGCGTATTCCACGCCCATGTCCATGGTATTGACTGTCCAGCCAGTCATGGCCTTAGGGCCTTGCATCAACTCCAGTTGCGCTTCTTCTTTGGCAACACGCGCTAAATAGTCGACAGTGCTGTTTTCAAGGTTAAACAGCGACTGGCCAGCTTTGAACGCATGCCCAGCGACTCGCAAGGCGTTGGACATGTTCATCCAATACTGCTGGTACATCATTAACGAATACATTGCCCGCTTTGATTCACCCGTCAGGGCTGCCCCTGCAGCTTGCTGCAAGGGAAGACGGGCCAAGTTAAACATGCCGTTTGTAAGGTTAGTAGTAAGGGTTACGCCGCTGCTAATCAGGTTGTTAGTGCGCAGCATCAACAACGCATTAGGTTCAAGCGTTTTCACGTCGTCAAAGTTGCGATAAAACTTGGTGCGAGCTTTGCTGTCTGCGCCAATAGACACAAGTGTCTGCGCAAAAGCGTCAGCCGCTGCCATTGCCTTAGGCGTAATTTCACCGCCGTTGACTGCCGCAGTCAGCTCTGGGTCAATCTTGTCGGTAATGGTCTCATCAATAGATTTACCTTGTTCGACCTCAAGTTCTTTTTTGATCAAGCCATCCACAAACAAACCATCCACGTCAGTCCTTGCGGCGTCACCAGCGTCTGGTACTGCCGTGGCTGGCACGTCAACGGCGCCTTTGCCGTCGATGCGGTAAGGCGGGATCTCGTAATCCCTGGACATTTGCATTTCAAGGCCCATTTGGCCCCATGGGCGGGTAACGCGCATTACGGCTTGGTGTACCGCTCGGCTGGATTCTGCGGCAGAGATCAAGCGGGCCAGTCGCTCTGATTCGTTAAGGCCATCAAAGCTGGCACTGTTAAGCCACAAAGCCGCTTCACGCGATGCCTCTACTTGTTTCAGGTCGGCGTAAGCCATGGCGCGGTTGAGAGCGCCTTGCTCGTACTCACTGAATCCACGAGTTATCGCGTCAAGGCCTTTCATGATTGACTCGCCATCTTCGCCGTGGCGGTCAAACCAATCTTGGTTAGAGCGACGTAGTTGCTCAACGTTCATCACCGGTATGCCCGATTCCGTGGCCCGATCAGGCAGGACCTTGGACATGGCGTTGAGGCCTTCAACCAAGTTCTCTCGTTGTACGACGTAAATCGTTTTGCCAGAAGGCGATTGCACTTTTTGGAAGTTGTTGGCCATCAGGTCTTCCAAGGTGACCTCGCCGTTTTGCAGGGCTTTCTCGTTATTTACAACTTCTCGCGCAAACTGACGTACCCAGTTTTCATTGTTTGCAGGACCAGGAGGAGGGTCAACAGGTACAGGACCCTCGGGCTCATCTGGCCTGATGCGAACGCGACCGCCTGACAAGGTTTCTTGTAAAGGCGCAAATTCACCAAGAGGGCGGCCTGCCATCTCGCCTTGGTAAATGCGCTCAAAGACGTCATCCCAAGTCTGGAAGCCGTTGCCCTGAGCCCAGTTCCTGGTCGCCTCCAGGAATTTCAAGAACTTGTCAAACAAGGCTCGGACGCCTTTTGTCGTTTTGATAGGTTCGCCAGCTTGACGAGACAGGCTGTAGACAGCCGCAGACTCAGCAATAATTTCAACGTCATCTGCCAGCGCTAGGTCGGGTTGACCGCCGCGGGCAGCAATCTTTTCCAGCTCAGGACGGGCTGCACGCAGTACCGCTTTTTCTTGCGGGGTAGCAAGGTAGTCAATTACAAAGTGGACTGCCTCGTGGTAGCCAGTTCCCCGCAGCTGGTGGGGGTTTTTACCTGCAAGGGCAATACGAACCAGGTTTGTCACAGGGTCGTACAGGCCAGCAGTAGTGATGTCCTTATCGGGCACGGAGTCGGGGATGCCCCAGTCCCTGCGTGCAGCAGCAATTTCGGCAGGAGTCAGCTTAATTTTGGGCTCAAAATTGACACTCAACTCTGGCCCTGCAATGCGCTTAAGCTCAGCGCGTAGATCGTTAAGGATCCGCCCTTGAGAAATAACCGGTCGCTTCCACAGCGGGGTTCTGAAGTCAGCAATCGCGTCACGTATTTCATTGGTAAGGCGTGCCAGCTCTGGGCCTTCGGCTGCCTTGGCTTGCTTGCTTAGTTCGCTCAGGCGGCGAATCAGGCGGGCGCCTTCGCCAACGGCGTTGAAGTCAGACCTGTCAATCTTTGCCCGGCTAGCGGGGCCGCCTTCTGCCGCAGCATCTGCGCGTTGGGCAAGGATCTGATCGCGCAGGGCGATGCGCTCTGCTGGCGGCATGTCGGCCAAGCCAGCAGCTAGAGCGCTGTCAATATCGGCAATTTGCTCGCGTGACGCGGCTGTAGCGGCTGTAGCGGGTGCGGGAGGCGCGGCTGTAGCGGGTGCAGTTGCCTCGGCCTCAATGGCATCGCGCTTGGCGTAGTAATCGTTGTAAGCCTTGAGCTGAGCCTCGTATTCGTCTCTGGCTTCAGGTGATACGCCCGCCTTGCCAGGCTTAATAGTTTTAACTTCTAGTTGGTTTTCGGCGTCCCAATAAATTCGGACTGAATGAGTGCGTTGACCGCCGCCAGCGCGGATGCCTCCTTGATGCGCAAGGCCGCCATAGCCAAGTTTGGCCAGTTCAGCGTTTATTCCATCAAACAGTTCTGTTAAATCACTGGCGCTATAACGCATGTTGTAACTAGCTCCGCGGGCGGTATCCAACATTTCGCCATAGCTCATTAACCCAGACTTTTCCCAGTCGCCCAGGATTTCATCCCACACTTCGCTGCCAGATTGCTTTTTAAGAGCGGCAACCTCGGGATCAGCGCTGTTCCAATCCAGCATTTCGTCTGCATCAAAAAATTTGACCGGTTTCTTTTCTTTAGTCAAATAAATAATTGGCTTGTATTCTTTTGCCTGCGGCGGGTTGTCAGCCAGTTCCCGAAGGCGATTTGCCAGGTTAGTAGCTTGCTCAAGGTTGCCGAGCTTGGCGCCAGGGCGCAGGTCCGCCAGCAAAAACTGAACACGCTGCCTCAGTGCGTCGTCGATTGTGCGAGCCTCTTGGCCTGGGCGTTTTGTAATAACATCCAAATAGTTTTGAACAAGTTCATCGCCTCTTGCGCCTTGTAGCCATGCCCTGAACATGGCCTGCTCTTCAGCAAACCGAACCTTGCCTAGCCCCTGTTCATCTAAGGCTGCTGCAATTTCTTGCAGTCGTTCAGGTGCTGGTATGCCTTTATTCCGAAAACCAAGCAAAGTAATTTCTTCGCTAGTAGCACCTGCTTTTTTTAGAAGCCTTGTTAGGGGTTCGCCTCCGTATTCCCTTAATGCAGGAACGGGAATTTCGTTTTTAATAGCAGCTTCTTTGCCTTTAGCTGTGTACGACCCTGCGGTGCTGAAATCGTCAGTCGTATAAAAACCGTTGCCAAACAGGTTGGTATTGGTCCAGTAATCGCCAGATTCCACACTCTTAGGAATACCGCCAGGAATCTCCTGGGCAGTTCCGTGGAAATACAACCCTTGGCCGCGAGTGTCGCCAGTGGCAACGGTTTTGCCACCAGATACAAGTTTGGGAGCAACCGGAGGTTCAGGCTCAGGGCCCAGGGCTGCAATGCGAGCCTGGATGTCAGACGACGCAGCAGCGGGGGTAGGCGCAGCAGCTGCAGCCGGCGGCTGCTCTAGCGGAAGCCGCGGCCCATTGATCTCATCCTCAATGGCTTGGCGCAGGCGGCCTACGTTTTCTTTGACGACCACAGCAGCGGTGCGCTTGCCCTTTACCTGGCCTGCCATCTCATTCAGCAGGTCGCGGACTGGGCCGGTGTAACCAGTCACCCGGTTAAACACCTCAACGGCAGCAGCGGCCTGCTCACGAGCGGCCTGACTGCCGGCCACGTCGATCACATTGCCAGCTGCCTCCATAACCCCTTTGCGGCCAGGAATCGCTGCAGACGTAAGCGCAACCATCTCCTCGCGCAGCGCCTTAAAAGCCTCTGTGCGGACG